GAGCTCATTGTGAAAGCGGACAAAAAGAATTAAAACTACAACCACCTCTCGAGGTCTATGCTCCGCAAAACGGTTTACGTGTTCCAGGCTGTGTTAACGGCCCTTCGTGACCTACCTGTTTATGGTTGGGGCACCCCTCTTGGAATGAGTGGGTTTCTTTTTGGTGAGGCGGCTTAAAATCCGCGGCCTCGAAAGTTTTAGAGGTGCTTTAGTAGGACGTAGGCGTGTTGTAGGACACCCGAACCTATGCAATGATGACAAAAAAAAAAAATTTAGCGGGGCCCACTTTAGGACCTTAAGCATTTTCGATCTATCATCATCTACCTTTTGGATTTACGATGACTTCTTCGAAGTGTAACGCTACTCGACGCTCTTGTCGAGCCTATCGCTCCCGTCTCATTGAGACATTTGGGAAAGCGACTGGCACTTGGGCTTACCTTCACAACATGAAGGCACCGAGATTCGAGCCAACCTCGGATAACTGTGCTGGACTGGCCAAGGAGGCCAAGGCGTACTTACTTGCTTGTCCCACTGAGGACCAAGTAGCTGCGTTCGCCTGGAATTCGATTAAGAAGCTACAGCCGGCTTCATGCCGGTGTATGGAAGCTCCCTTGATCTTTTCCGTCGCTGACCATTTTTCAAAACCACCACCCTCCCTTCCTCGCGGCTACCTTTCCTTTGTTCGTAGAGTCGTGCGTGATATGTTCCCCGTTGGCTGGGATCAATCCTCGTACGAACGTTTTGTTAGGACGGTTGACCCTCCTGTGTCGGCATGCGACGAGAACACTCGTAGCGGCGGCGGTACCCATGGGTTTGTGTCAGATGATATCGTCCCTTGTTCTTACAAGGGGCCGAAGACTTTCTTTCGGCAGTCCGATTTTCTCTCCACTTGCCTCGATGGTGCTACCCGCCCCCTCTCCACGCGTTCTTATCTCACGGTCGTGCAGTCGGCTGGGAAGCCCCGCCCGCTCAGCAAGTTTTCTGCTGACGCGATTCATTTAAAGCCTTTGCATAAGGCGATTTATGACCGCATCTCTCAGTTTTCTTGGCTTTGTCGGGGAGATTTCACATCCGAATGCCTCAGGGATGCCGGATTTACTTTTGTTGAAGGCGAAACATTGACTTCGGGGGATTATAAGTCAGCCACCGACAACCTCTCGATTGAGGTTG